TTATGTCTCAGCCGCCAATACAGTCAAGTTCCGCATCCAAAACGAGTCTGGCTCAACGGCTGACTTGGCTTCATCAACTTTACGTCTAGTTGTAGTTCGTATGGTTTAAGGATCGGGGGGCTTGCTCCCCTTTCTTTTAAGGATAAATATGGCTTTGTTTCGTTGCAATAAATCTGGCAATACAGTCGAATTCAGATATGACTTTGATATTGTTGAGATGCGTAGGCACCCAGAATACACAGAGGTTGATACTTCTGCTGTTGTGGAGGTTGAGAAGGTTAATGGAACAAGGCAGACACTAACGCTGAAAAAGCCTATGGGTAGACCCCGTAAGGAACAACTGTTATGAGTGAGATTGATGCAAGAGATTTCGGCAGAATAGAAGCCCAAGTTGAGGCTTTGCAAGCGGAAGTTCACCAATTGAGCAATGATGTTCGGGCATTGCTTGAACTGGCAAACAAGTCTAAGGGTGGCTTTTGGATGGGAATGGTCATTGCCTCTGCCTTGTCTGGCGTGGTGAGTTTCTTTGCCGCAAGGTGGATAAAGTGAAAGAGGGATTGCTCTCAGGCGTTGTATGCCCTGTGGCAACACAAGACGTAAGCGTTAACCTCAAGAACAGAAACCATGCTTTCAAAGAGTATGGATATGGCCCACCTAATCCGCTAGAGCCAAATGATGCGTTTTGGTTGAAAAAAGCCAAGATGTATAACGCTCCTACCAAAGACATTATGGATATGCGTTGTGGCAACTGTGCCGCATTTATCCAGACTCCCAAGATGATGGAGTGCATCCTTGGTGGACTAGAGAAGGATGAGGGTAAGAATGAGTTGTCCTATGACGAGAATTTTGTCAAGGCGGCTAATTTAGGATATTGTGATCTATTTCAATTCACTTGTGCCGCACTCAGAACTTGTGATGCGTGGAAGTCAGGTGGCCCAATAACCAAGGAGAAACCATGAAAATGACCAAAGGACAGAAGAAGGTTGGCAAAGTAATGCACGAGTACAAAGAAGGTACTCTACATTCTGGCAAGGGTGGCAAGGTTGTTAAATCTCAGAAACAGGCGATTGCTATTGCATTAAGTTCTGCTGGCATGAGCAAGCCAAAGAAAGTGATGAAGAAATGAAACAAGGACTTTATGCCAATATCAATGCCAAACAAGCAAGAATTAAGGCTGGCTCTGGTGAACGTATGCGGAAAGTTGGTAGCAAAGGTGCGCCAACTGCCAAAGCGTTTATTGAGTCTGCTAAAACCGCAAAGAAACCAAAAAAGGTGAAGTGATGAAAACTCCCGCTTGGCAACGCTCCGAAGGTAAAAACCCTAAAGGAGGGTTGAACTCCAAGGGGAGAGCATCTTATAATGCGGAAACTGGTGGTAATCTAAAAGCACCAGTAAAGTCGGGGGACAACCCTCGCAGAGCAAGTTTCTTGGCTCGCATGGGCAATATGGCTGGTGCGGAGTACAAGAATGGTGAACCGACAAGACTGCTTCTTTCGCTCAAAGCATGGGGTGCATCCTCAAAGGCTGACGCAAAGGCAAAGGCTAAGTCTATTTCTGAACGAAATAAGGCAAAAGCGAAATGAGAGCATTATCAGTTGGAGTTAGTCCCACAGCGGCAGTAGACACAACAGTCTATACCTGTCCTAGAGGCTATTACGCCAAATTTACTGTAATGTATATACACAATACAGGCGGGTCTACCAAGCATATAACTGTTCAATGGTTTGACTCAAGTGCTAATACCACCCTTGATATATTGACCCAATACGATTTTGCATCAAAAACTTATTTGCAGTTTGATGGAAACGCCTATATTGTTTTAGAAGAAGGTGACAAAATCAAAATAACTACTCAGTCTGCAAGTTCATTCAGTTTTATAGCCACATTTGAAGAAGAAGGGTTGACTAGAGCATGACCTACCTAGAACTTGTAAACGATGTGTTGGTGCGCCTCAGAGAGCCTGTGGTCACTACATACAGCGAAACCACCTATTCCACCCTGATTGCCAAGTTCATCAATGATGCAAAGCGTCAGATTGAGGATTCGTTTAGTTGGAACGCCTTGGGTACAACTATCACAGTTACAACTGTTGCCAATACTTCTTCCTACTCCCTTACAGGCGCTGGTCAGAAGTTTGAGGTTATGGATGTAATCAATACCACTAGTCTTGTAGGACTGAGAAACATTAGTTTTACGGATATGAACCGCAAACTAAACTTCGCCCCAGTTGCTACCGAAACACCCGTACAGTATGCCTTTGATGGGGTAGATGGCTCTTACGATACACAAGTAAAACTCTATCCAATCCCAAATGGTGTGTATACAGTTAAGTTCATGCTGACTGTGCCGCAAGCAACCTTGGCATCTGATTCCACAGTAGTAAAAGTTCCTGATGTATTGGTAGTGCAAAACGCCTACGCAAGAGCATTGGTTGAGCGTGGTGAGGATGGTGGATTGTCTTCCTCAGAAGCCTATAACCTCTATCGGGCAATGCTGTCTGACTATATTGCTTTAGAAGGCACACGCTATCCAGAAAATCAGGCGTTTGAGGCGATATGACGCAAAGATTGCAGACCTTTAGTGTTCAAGCCCCAGGCTTCTTTGGGCTAAACACGCAAGACTCTCCTCTGACGTTGGAGGCTGGGTATGCGTCTATTGCCACCAATTGCGTCATTGACCAATATGGACGTATTGGCGCACGAAAAGGCTTCTCAAGGGTTAATGCTTCCTCTGGCAATTTAGGTGCAAACGATATAAAAGTAATCCATGAGTTAGTGCAACTTGATGGAACACTAACTGTATTGTTTGCTGGCAACAACAAGTTATTCAAACTCAGTTCTACCGATACAGTTGTAGAGTTGACCTATGGTGGTGGCGGTACTGCCCCGACTATTACTAATAGCAATTGGCAATGTGCATCTTTAAATGGCATTACCTACTTTTTCCAATCTGGCTTTGATCCTCTGATCTATGACCCTGCGGTCAGCACTACGACATTTAGGCGTGTGTCTGAGAAAACAGGCTATACAGGTACAGTTCCTTTGGGAAACATTGTTATTTCTGCGTTTGGTCGCTTGTGGGTGGCAGATACTACGGCAGACAATGTAACGATTAGTTTCTCTGATTTGTTGGCTGGGCATAACTGGACTGCTGGGACATCAGGAAGTCTTGATGTTTCTAGGGTTTGGGCTAATGGCGCAGATCAGATCATGGGTTTAGGCGCACACAATAACTACTTGGTTATCTTTGGTAAGCGTCAGATATTAGTTTACCAAGGGGCAACAACCCCTTCCACAATGTCATTGGCTGACACCATAGGCAACATTGGTTGTTTAGCAAGGGATTCGATTGTTTCTACGGGTTCGGACATTGTTTTCTTATCTAACTCAGGTGTGCGTAGTCTATTGCGTACTATCCAAGAGAAGTCTGCCCCACTACGAGACTTGTCTAAGAATGTGCGTAATGACTTGATGGCCTATGTGGCGAGTGAGACATTGGCAAACATCAAGGCAGTCTATTCAGAAGTTAACGCTTTCTATCTTCTAACCCTTCCTGTTGCAAAGCAAGTCTATGTATTTGATACAAAGGCGCAGTTACAAGATGGTTCTGCAAGGATAACAACTTGGGACTCTATTGAACCAACTGCATTGTTGGCAAAAAGAAATGGTGATTTACTGATCGGCAAGAATGGATATGTTGGCAAGTATGGGACATATCTTGACCATGCGTCATCCTATCGTTTCCAGTATTACACCAATTATGCTGATTTAGGTGATGCAAATGTCACATCAATCCTAAAGAAAATCTCTGTGGTTGTGATTGGTGGAACTAACCAAATATTCACAATCAAGTGGTCTTATGACTTTTCAGGGCAATATTACGCTTCACAAGCAACTATTCCTATATCGACAGTAGCGGAATATGGAATGGCTGAATATGGTGCAAATGGCATCCCAGTAGCATATTATTCAACAGGCATACAGATTGGCACATTGGCTGGTCAGGCATCAGGCTATGGCAAAGTTGTGCAAACAGCCTATGAGGTTGAGATCAATGGTGCGGCTATCAGCATCCAGAAGATTGAAATTCAGGCTAAAAACGGAAAACTTGGGTAAGGAATAAACATGGCAAATTACACGAAAACCACCAACTTTGCGGCTAAAGATGCGCTTGCGTCAGGCAATGCCTCCAAGGTCGTTAAAGGTACTGAGATTGACACAGAGTTTACTAATATCCAAACTGCTATTGCTACAAAGGCAGATGGAACATTTACAAACTTCTCGTTTGTTGAATCCTCCAATGTTTTGTATATCTACAATGTATCTACGCCTGTGGCAAAGATTGATGCCTCTGGTAACTTGACTGTGATTGGCAACATCGTTGCGAATGGAACAATGTGATGAAAGCATCAGAAATCATTAAAGCAGATGCGGTCAAACGCAAAATTGACCCAGATAAAGCCTTGCGTACTGTTAGTGCGTTGGTTAAGGCTAAGTCTGCTGTTTTGATGCAAGAGAATGATTCTGTATTGCTAGTTCGTAAGATCAATCCAACATCCGCAGAGATTCACTTGTTTACTGAAGACAACCCAAGAACATTGGCAAAGGCTGTTATTGGATTTGTCAGAAGAGGCAAGGCTTTAGGTATTAAGACTGTATACGGCAAAGCAGATAACCAAGGAATTGTGGAGTTGATGAAACGAGTTGGCTTGAATGTACAAGCATCTGACTTGCAACAGTACAACTGGAAAGCACAGATATGAGAAATAGTCTTGCCCTTTTAGATATACCAGACCTCCCCATCTATGCGTTTCGCCATGTTGGGGATAGAAGAATTCAGCCTCAAGGTGGTGTTTCTAGCGTTGTGGAAAGCGTTTCAAATGCTGTAAGCGATGTAGGAAGTAGCGTATCTGATGTATTGGCATCAGTAGATGACACAGTAAATGAGGTAGTGCCAGGCGGTTGGCCTACTGTTGCCTCTATTGCCGTACCTACCGCCGCACCCTATGTCCAAGCGGCTAATGTGCTTGACAAGGGTGGCAGTCTTGAAGATTTTGCCAAAAACTATGCTATTTCACAAGTAGGTGGAGAAGTAGGCGGTCAAGTTGCTGGTGAGACTGGTTCTGCATTGGCAGGAAAGGTTGCTAGTGGCACTACGGCAGGATTACTAAGCGGCGCTACACCAGAGCAAGCATTAACGGGTAGCGTAACAAATGCGGCAATAAGCCAAGTAACGCCATCTACTTTATTTACACCATCGACAACAACACCAACGCAAGACTATGTGCCTGAGACAAACATTGGGCAAGGAACAACGGGAGCAACTAATATGGCTGATAATTTTGATTATTTCAATACTGGTGAATCAGTAAGTGGACTTTATGGTGATCCTAACGCCCTACAAAATAGTTTCTACGGCTATGGTGGTTTAGGCACAGAAGACCCGACAAGTGGTTATGGTTCAACACCAATGACCCCAGCACAAATAGATGCCACTATGCAAACCTATGGTGGCAATAGTTCTTTGGATGCGGCTACACAAGCCTTAATAAAACGAGCATTGGCGGCTGGTGGTACTGCGGCTCAAGGTGCAATGAACTTCCTAAATCAAAAGGGCGTTATCCAAGGTGGGTTGCAAACCGCTGGTGGGTTGTTGCAAATGCAACAGTCTAGGGATGCGGCACTCCAAGCACAGAGAAACATAGAACAAGCGGCAGGGCGTGGCGTTGCTGGCGCACAGTTCAGACCTATTGGCACAACTACTCGTTTTGGTACATCTAACTTCCAAGTTGATCCTGCTACTGGTCAGTTGGTAAGTGCAGGGTATACCGCCGCACCTGAGATTACTTCTGCCCAAAACAGACTTATGGGTTTGGGTGCTAGTTACTTAGCACAGACTCCTGAAGAAGTTGCTCAACAATACATGGCAAAGCAATATGACTTGCTTGATCCTAGTCGGCAAAGACAGTTGGCAAACATTAGAAACCAACAGTTCCAGACAGGTCGTGGCGGTTTATCAGTAGGCTCAACTGGTTTGCGTCCAAGTGGCGCACAAGGTTTGATGGGTGCTAATCCTGAGTTAGAAGCCTATTACAACGCATTGGCACAACAAGATGCACAGTTGGCGGCACAAGCACAACAAGCAGGTCAGCAACAAGTTACCTTTGGTACAGGTTTGTTTGGTCAGGCTGGTCAACTAGAAAATATGGCACAACAACCATTTGCTCTAAGCCAAGGTCTTGCAGGTCAATCATCTGCGGCTGGTGCAAGGGCTGGCGAAATAGGGTTAAGAGGTGCTGTCTATGGTGGTGCTTTAGGTACATCCGCAGGGGCTACCGCTAGTCCATTGGCCTATGGCTTGAGTGGTTTGGGTAATCCCAATTCTTTATTGGGTGGCGCATTGGGTACTTATCTAACATCGCCATTGGTTAATACTGGTGGCGCAGGTGGAGGCATAACAAGTGCTGGTATGCAAAACCCAACATTGGATGTA